TGACGCACCATTTTCTTTACGAAGCATTCCCTCAGGATCAACCATAAATCCAGCAGGAATTGCTTTACACATTTTATTAGTGTAGCAATAATATTCTCCTTTAGGACAGCGACCGTTTTTCTTCATTCAACTGGTTTTGACTTAGTAGTTTCACCTTTTGCTCTTTTTTTTCTTCCCGCACAATGAGCGCGTTGAGAAAATCCTTTTGGATTTGAGCAATCAATACTCTTTTTATATTTATTCGTCCAATCTTCTTGAAACTGTTTGAATGTTTTCATTGTTCTTTATTTATTTTAGTAATCATCTAACAATCTTGGTTTAAATTTATAAATTAAATCTATGTGACAATATTGAGAGTTCCAACCATACCTGAGTGAATGGTGCATTGATAAACTAAAGTATTTGGAGCATCAAAAGGAACTGTAAATATTTGTGTTCCACTTTGAGATCCACTCAAGAATGAAGAAGTATATGCAGATCCTCCACTGCTTGTGCGAATCGCAAATGGGTGACTGCCTCCAGTAGAGTTTTCAAAAATGTAAGTGAATCCTCTGTGTAAATAAAGAGTTGGATTATCGGTGCTATTCAATACTCCAGGACCAGCGAGTCTATATGCAGAAGATCCACTTGAGGTTATATAATATTTGAGAGCAAATCCAATATCTGTTCCATCACCAACCGTAGTAGTGGATCTGAAAGAAGTTGCTGTTGTAATACCAGAATTACTAATTTGTTTTGCAAATAATGTCGTTCCAGTGACCGTTGTAATACCAGCGAAAGTAGAAATACCAGTTACATTTAGATTAGTAAATGTAGAAGTTCCTGTCGTATCAATACCAGCAATACTACCGCTTCCACCAGTTGCAGTAATGGTGACTTTACCTGTAGATTGATCGATACTAATACCACTACCAGATGCAATAGAGGTTACGATTCCAGTAAGATTAATTCCAGATCCACTGAACGATGTTGCCGTAACAACACCAGAAGCATTTAGACTTGTAGCACCTATAGTTCCAACGGTAATGTTAGGAGTTCCAGAAAGACCCGTTGCATTTCCAGTTACATTTCCTACAAAACCACCGGTGGATGTGGTAACACCAGTTACATTTAGATTATTAAAGGTGGAAGTTCCCGCCGTATCAATACCAGCAATACTAGATCCGCCACCAGATGTGGTAATTGATATTGTAGCAATGCCAGCAGAAAAAGTAGCCGTTACGCCAGATCCAACAAAATTGATTGTTCCTGCGGTTCCAACAGTTGTACCCTCTTCTTTAATTACAATACCTGTTCCAGACGCAGTGATATTCTGAAGTGCAGAACCATCAAGAGCAGGAAGTACTCCTGTGAGTTGTGCGGCAGGAATACTTGTGAGACCTGTACCAGCTCCAGTAAATGATGATGCTGTTACAACACCAGAAGCATTTAGACTTGTGGCGCCAATCGTCCCAACGGTGATATTTGGTGTTCCAGAAAGTCCTGTTGCATTACCAGTTACGGCACCAATAAAAGTTGTTCCTGTGATGACACCAGTTACATTTAGATTATTGAATGTTGAAGTTCCTGTTGTATTAATGCCAACAATACTACCACCACCAGATGCTGTTATCATTACAATACCAGCAGAGAGTGATGATACTGTTAAATTATCTCCAAAATCTATGGTCCCTGCAGTTCCAACTAGTGTTCCACTATCCTTAATTATTACACCTGCTCCAACTCCTATAAGATTAGTGAGTGCAGAACCATTAAGAGCAGGTAGTGTTCCCGTAAGTTGTCCAGCAGGAATATCTGTAAGGTTCGATGCAGATCCAGAGAAAGATGATGCTGTAACAACACCAGAAACATTTAGTTGTTTAGCAAATAATGTTGTCCCAGTAATCGTTGTAATACCAGCAAAAGTAGAAACACCAGAAACATTTAATGTGGTAACTGAGGTAATTCCAATATTATATCTTTCAGTGCCTGTGCCTATAGTTCCATCAGCTTCAGTATTAACTAACTCTACCCAACGGGTATGTGCATAATATAACTTACCAGTGTCATGTGCATGGGCCACCGCGCCATGATAAGTAGAATATGATGGAAGACTGGTATAATTATCCCAATAGAAAGGTATGATGCTACTAGTCAGTCCTGCAATTATTTTATTAACTGTTATACTTGGAACTCCCGTTAATCCTTGTGCAACTGTTGCAATACCAGAAGTTGACGCAAATCCAGCATCTGAATATTTGGCGAGAGCTATTCCGCCAGGAGTACTTCCATTAAAAATATGAATAGTATTTGTTGTAGTATTAACTCCTATTTCACCATTCGAACCAACGTGAGTTGATATTCCTGAAGAACTTGCTCTACCGTAATTTAAAGACATTTTATTTTACCTTTAGATTTTTATGTATCTATGGATGTCGTCATTACTTTAAATGTAGTGCTACTCGATGAAGTAGGATGTGCTAATAATCTTAAAGAACTTCCACTAATATCAGTTGAAAAAGTAGCAATTCCAATAGGATGATTAATTGTTCCATATTCTGTCATATATGTTTCAGATCCATCATGAACTACATTAATTGTAGTTATATTATAATTAGTTCCTTGAACCGATTGAATTTGAAAAACGGCAGATCTATAAGTTGATGCACTAATTGAAACAATCGCTGTTGCTGAAGTTGTTGCTGTTGTTGTTGCAGTTCCTGTTATATCACCGATAGTTCCACTAAATGTTGTTGCAGTAATAACCCCACTAAAATTACTTAAATCTGCTCTCGCTAATTCAAAACCACCTAGAGTTGATCCATCATGCACATGTACAGATTTATTTGTGGTATTTACCGTTACTTCACCAGTCGCTCCAGTAAATGAATTGTGCTGTACTGATGTCCCTCTTCTAAATTGAATTTGTGTTGCCATTTGCTTTCTCCTTTAAATGAAAATTAAGATACTATTTGTGCGTCTGTAATTCTTCTCCAGTTCGTTCCGTCGGAGAAAGCAGGAATGGAACCCCCTGTTTCATCTGTAAGAAATAACATCTGTCCTGCAGGATTTGCTGACGGTAGTGTAGAAATTGTATAAGAGGGAAGCACTAACTGATCTGGGTAAATAGGTCCTAAGAGTGCAATTAAACCCAAATCATAAGAGTTACTAACGCTGTTAGTAATTAATCCAGAATCACTTGTTAAGGTAACTGTAGCAGTAATTAATCCTAAATCTGCATCATTTCTCCAATCAAATCCAATCAAAGTAGAAATTGGCTGAAAAGATAAAGATCCACTACCATTCGTAGATAGAATTTCAAGATTAGAACCATCAGATGTTGGATAAGTTAATCCATTGATAGTTGCTGAATTTGTAACTGTTAAACTTCTTGTGGAAGTTATTCCTATGACACGTAAAGAAACATCACTCTCTGTATGAGAGGTAATTCCTACGTTAAATATTTTTGTTCTTCCACTCAGAAATTTTGCCATACTATTTTAGTGTCTCTAAAATACTTCCAATAAATTTCAAGTTGGTCGCATTATTAGCAGATAAAACTAAAACATCATTTGATTCCATAATCAATCTACCGTCTAAAATACTTACAGAATCATTTGCTGGGACTGCGTAATTTTTAACTATCTCCGTTGTAACCGCAACTCCAGCAACAGATCTTTTGTGAGAAATTGTAACTGTATGTGTTTCTGAACCTATGTTTGCCACTTGAGCTAGAAGAACAACCCCAGCATAACCAACTGGTGCTGTATAAATTCCGACTACACTCGTTGATGCAACTGAAGTAATTGTTTTATATACATTAAGTGCTAGTGCCATTTATATTAACCTCCTAATGCTAGAATGAATGGTGTGACATTGGCAAATAAACTCTTGGTGTAAGATGTTCCAGAAATACTTCCTGTCTGTTGATTGATTATAACATCATCACCAATTCTAAAATTTCCAGATTGATCTGTGCTGGTAAAAATCACGAGCCCTCCATTTCTAGAGTCAGTTTCATTTTCTTGAATAGTAATACCGCCAGTTTGAGGGAGAGCAGTTGCAATGTCTGTTCCAGATCCAATATATTCAAATGAATGTCCAGAGGCAAGAATTTTACTTTGTTTAAAAATCGGAACTGTAGTTCCTACTCCAACAGCATATGGAAGTTGTTCTGTGATTGTAATTGTGGAAATTCCAGATGATGGTAGGGTTGCACTTTCTATAGAATAATATTTTGGTTTTATTAAAACTGTTGCAGTTGCCGTATTAATTCCAACATCAGGTGCGGCAATTGTAATTGTTGGGGCGGTTACATATCCTCTTCCGCTTGAGACTATTGTTAACTCTGTAACAGAACCATTTTCTACTGTAGCAACTACCTGTGCGGGAATACCCCAGGATGTTGGTGGATCACTTACTGTTACAACTGGTTGATCAGTATATCCAGTTCCTCCAGATCCAACTGTTACACTATCAACTTCATAGTAAAGTTGATCAAAATATGCGACTTGTCCATCAAAAGGTCTTTGAGTGCCAACTCCAGCAATTACAAATGAAACTGCACCAGCTTCAGCAGTAGAAGTGATAATACCCGTTGATTTTATTTCACTTACACCGTCAGCAACTAATCCATAATTACCAAAAGAAGAATTACTATTTGTTAAATCGCAACCACCACCAGATCCACAATAAACTGCAGTGTCACAGCAAATGGTAAATAGTGATACTAGTTGAGCATATCCTTCGTTTGTAATCGAAACTCCGATACCACCTTGATTAAATTGAGTATAACTATCCAGAACCATACTTTTTGTGTCGCCAGAAGCATGACTTCCATTTATTTTCATACCAATGCTATTCGGTATGAAATTACTACAATTTTGAACGTATGGTGATTGATTAATAGTTCCGGCGCCAGATGGACTAAATGCAAATATTGCTCCTCCAGTATTGGCAACACCAGTAAAAGACATTTCGGCAATATAATTTCCGTTGCTGACGTGAAAAAGATTTCCTGAATTTTGACACTGAACAGAAACCTCTCTTAAACTCTCGCCTACAATAGAAACTTGTGCTGGAATTAATACTGGATTATTTTCCACATAAGTTCCAGCAGAGACTTTAATAACTGATCCTGCTGTTGCTTCTGTGAGTGCTGCTCCAATTGTTCTTTTTGCGTCTCCAAGTTTTCTTCCTGTATTAGTATCAATTCCGTCTGGTGTAACATAAAAAATATTTGTAACGGTGGTTCCAGAGCTAACTCTTACAACATCGGAACCAATACCCGAACGGTCCCTTTGAATATAAAGTTCTGCATCATAAGTATTAAGACCAAGTTCTCCCAGAAGCAAATCATTTACTGTCGGTTGCTTTCCGGGAACAGAAGATCGTTTAATTTTAATTCTTGGATCAGACATTCAATTTTCTCATCGATGGTATATACCATAAGAACCGAATATATATTCGGTATTTTCATTATTTATGTAAAGTCCCCTTCCTTGATATTTTTATTTGGTTTTACTGATGATTTTTGTAATTCTTCTTTTTGTTGAGCAACCTCTTTAGATAAACTTTCATTTATATCCATTAATTTTTTAACTTTTGCTTCTGAAGCAATAAATTGTGATAAGATATCAAAAATTTTCTGTTGATATGTCAGTATCAAATACTTATAATCCTGCTCATCCATAAAAAAAGAGGGTATATACCCCCTTATTTAGAAATGTATGAATGATATTAGAATGAGCCACCATCAATTGTGATATTTTCAAGACTCCTAGTTGTGCCTGAGCAAGTGATAAGTGCTGATTGACCAGCACAGTCGTTAATGAAAATGCTTTCAACCTCAATAGATGCATATGCATTTGCAGCAACTGTTAATACACCACTGGATTCTGATACATCATCTGCAAACACAATTCTAGAAACAGAATCATCCCAGAATACAGCAGCTTTCTTCGCAGAGGATGTATAATAGTTAAAAACAATACCTAAATCGACATTGAGATCTGCAGATGGAGCGTTGCCGTCAACAAGACCAAGTTCAATTAAAGAATCTTCGACCGTTAATGAAGTTGTATTGACCTGAGTTGTTGATCCATTGACAAAAAGATTTCCACCAACGGTAACATTTCCACTTGTTGTCACTGTTGCTGCAGATAATGTGCCAGTGAAAGTTGGTGATGCTGAGAAGACAACAGATCCTGAGCCAGTCTCATCAGTTAAAGCAGCAGCTAAGTTTGATGAGGAGGGAGTTGCTAAGAAAGTGGCAACATTACCACCAAGACCAGATACGCCAGTCGAAATAGGTAATCCCGTGCAATTTGTTAATGTGCCTGATGCAGGAGTTCCTAATACTGGAGTTACAAGAGTTGGTGAGGTAGCAAATACTGCAGATCCAGAGCCAGTCTCATCGGTTAAAGCAGCAGCAAGTTGAGCAGAAGTTGCAGTTAAAGTATTGCTACTAAGATTAATCGTTTTATTAGTTAAAGTAAGCGAGTTGGTCTCGGTGGCAACAGTCACACCTTCAATGGTTACGGTGCCAGCAGCACTTCTAGCAATTGTTGTATCACTTGCGTGCCCAAGTTCAAGAGTTCCACTGAGTGATGTGGTTCCCGTAACTCCTAAAGTTCCAGACACAGTGGCATTGTCATCTATTGCAACAGTGCCACCAGCGGAATCAAGTGTTAAATTGCCCGATGAAGTGTCAATTTCACTTGCTGCGGTAATTCCAATTTGAATTGCATCAATAACAGCACCAGTCGTAAATGTGCCAATACCAGAGAAATGTGTGTTTCTCCATCTTTGTGAACCAGTACCAACATCAAAAGTTGCGTCAGTATTTGGTAAAATACTTGAATTAATATCAGCGCCAAATACAACATTATCACTCGCTGAATCACCAAGAGTAATTGTGCCACCTTCAAATGTGACTGCACCTACGAAGGTTGATACACCAGTTGCTTTGAAGTTTCTGGTTGTAATATCTTCACCAATCGCAGAACCACCTCCAGTAACCTGAAGTCCACCTACAAAAAGTTGATTATCAATGAAGACATTACTTGTTGTAAATGTCGTAACACCAACAACAGTAATACGATCTGATCCCGAATCACCTAAAGTAGTATTTCCACTAACAGTTAATGCACCACCAACAACTACATTATCAGGGAGACCGATCTGAACCTGATTATTTGTAACTGTTGTCTCAATTTCACTTGCAGTTCCAGCAAATGTAAGAGTATCAGTGCCAACAGTAACTGTATCAGTTCCAGTTCCACCAGCAATACTTAATGTTGTGGAAACTGTATCAAAAGAAAGAACACCTGATCCATTCGTCTTTAGAAACTGACCAGAACTGCCATCAGCACCAGGAAGTGTAAAGGTTGTAATACCCGAAAGACTATCAGGTGCCTTCAGAGTAATGTATTGAGTGCCATTGCTTGTACCCTCTACAAAGTTTACACCACTACCCGTAGTTGTAGTATTCTTAGTCCAATAACGATGTGAACCAAAGAATTTATTGTTCGTTGTGGTACTATCAATGCCAACATAGAGGTCATAAGAATCAGTTGTAAATCCAGGTTCACCTTCCCTCAAACCAGGAAGATTAGCAAGAAGACCTCTCTTAAATTGAATTACCGGAGCAGTCATCTTTATTTTACACTATTTTTACTATTTATTATATTAAAAAGTCCCTGCATCTAAATCAATTTTATCATCAAGCACAACATCTAATTCATTCACAAATGTGCCAGGTAATCCACCAGTGACAGCATTGGAAAGCACAGTATCAGGATCTACTGCTACAAATTTTCCTGTAGATGAGTTATAAGTCAGCACAAATCCATTCTGAATACCCGATATACTTACATCTGATAAATCTGCTAAGTTTGCCACTGATGTTCCTCCTACACCTAGAATTGCGGATACTTTAAACTTTGCTACTGATTGTTGTTTAACTGAATAACTGGCGGTTGATGCAGTAGAAACTTTGTAAGTCATATTGATACTGTGTCATTAACCATGGCCATCCCCTGAAAGATTTTTATAACTTTTCCAGTTGACGCATGAGTTAAAATTACATCATAATAATTACGTCCCTCTGATAAATCTGCTGTTACCGTAGAACCCATAGAGATTTGAATTTTACCAGTTGCAACAGTAATTGTTGTAGTAAATGATTTTGATGAAGTTGCAGTGGGATGCTTACGAATCTTTGCAGTTGCTGATTGATTTGTTAAAGAGAAAACAGAATCATCAGCATTTTTAACATCATAAGTTGCTTCAAAACTTGTCCCCTTTTCAATTACAATATTGACGGTAGGTACAGTCATGGTTTTTTAATTATTTATTATCATCAATATCTTTTGATTTCAGTAGTTTAGCAAGTTCCGCTGTTGAACCAACAAAAAGAGCATTGTTAACTGTCGTTGATCCTTTAGATGTTTTTTCTTCCTCAATATCTTTAAGTTTTTTTTGAAGATCCATTAATTTATCTGTAGCATCTGCTACGTTTTTAATTAACTGACCTGCAACTTCATATGCTCTTGGCATTTCACTTTCCTGTGCCAATTCAAGAATACCATTAATCGCTTCTTGTCCTTTTTCTATAAGAGAATATAAATTTCCTCGTGTATATTCGTAATCTTTTTTTACATCATTACTTACCAAATTTGTATCTACTTTTTCTATTGAAATACTAGTATCATCAATATTCGATGACACAATATCTGTAGATACATTAAACGCATCATCCAATTTATCATATTTCTTTGTCATTTTCATAGAGAATCGCTGAATCCAAAATCATCACCAATTTCAATCAAATCATCATCTGATGATGTTATAAGTTTTACTGGTGTTCCGGCAACATGAGATTGTTTAGTTGTTGAATCTTGTCCTCTCTTAACAATTAATTTATTTCCCGATTTAGAATCAATATACATTTGTTCATTGTCAATTACAATATAACTATTTTCTGGAAGTGAAGATGCATCATTAACAGAAATTAGTGTCGAATCAATTTCAATATCTTGAGAAAGATTTGTTATGATGTTATTAGTATAACTTTTAATTGCTCTAGGTTCGACAGCGTAAGTGAGTTCTCTAGTCGGTGTTTTTGTAACGTCTCCAGAAATATATCCAATAGAAACCCTTCTAATGATATCTTTTGACGTAGCACTTGAAGAAGAAATAGGTCCAAATAGATATGTTTTAGCAGTAAATCTTATCGTATAAATTAGTGATCTTCTTGTTGTAAAGTCACCTTCATAGTCATCTTGCATTGTGATATTTTCAATTACTACAGGAATATCTCTCTTTTCTCCGATTGTTTCCACTAAATCAACAGTTAAATTATATGAAGGTTGAAAATATGGCAGAATCTGCTCAACGATTTGAAGCATATCATCATTTAGTTTAGTATAAATTGATAATTCAAATGCCATATTATATGGAACTGGCATATATGCTTTTCTTACATCAGTTCCAACACCTACTACTGATGTTATAAAAGTTTGAGTTGTTGTAACTTTTCTCGTTCCATCATAACTTAATCCCACAAATTCAAATGACATTCGTGGTAATGTTATCTGAACTGATTTATTAAGATTTGGAGATTGTTCTAGTCTTGCCAGAAATTTTTGAGTAGGTCCATATGCTAGAGGTACTTTAATATCGTTCTTGATATTTCCAGATGAATCCCTATGTTTTATTTGAATATCATTAAAAAGACTACCAAAGGAAATTACAGTCCTCCTTAATATTTCGTGATAAAAATATTCAAACATACTATTACTACCTACTTTAGATCAAATTTATGGATAAAAGTATTTATATTAAGGATTTCCAAAAGGATTTGACTCAGAAAAATCTAAAATATCATCTGCTTCTATTTCTATTTCATTATTTTGTGGATATTGATTTATAGTATTATATTTTTGTGTGGATTTTAGTTGATACGATGCGGAACTAGCGGCGCCAACTATCGTTTCTCCTATTCTAAAATCTCCTGTGTTATTTGATACTTTTAATTCTCCATTGACAGAATTCCAAGACTTAACAATTGCTGTTGTTCCACTTGTGCTTCCAGTTATAGTTTCATTGAGAACAAAAGTTCCAACTCCAACCATGTATGGAGAACCTATGGTAATAGTAGGAACTACTGTATATCCAGCACCTGCGTTAGTAATTCTAATTGTACTCACTGTGCCAGATATACTCACAAGTGCCAATCCTGTTGCTGTTGTTCCTATACCAGGAGAACTAAATGTTACCAATGGAGAAGTAGTGTATCCAGAACCACCACTTGTAATAGTTATTATTCCAATAGCATCATTAGAAATTTTCGTTATAGCAGAGGCACCAGAACCACCGCCACCAATGAAAACAACCCCTGGACTTACAGTATAACCATATCCAGGATTTATTATTTGAACACCCTGAACCTTTGATCCTATTTCCGTACCATCACAGTTTGTAATTCCACTTATCAACGTCGCAATTCCAACAGCTGTGCCTCCAGGTGATGGAGAAGAAGATATCGCAACAGTTGGTGCGGAAGTATATTTTTCTCCTCTGTTAGTTACAGTTATCGATACAACTCTTCCATTTGCAATTGAAGTTATTGCAGTTGCTGTTGTGCCAGATGAAACTAAAGTTAAAGTTTGTAAATTTGCTTCTACTTCAACACTATCGTCAATATCAGCAATGCCAGTATTAATAATTTCATCTTCATATCTGAATAGTTCACAAGTTAAAGTATAAATATATGTTTTTTGTAATTGATAAAATGGTTTTTCATGCTCTACAAATTTAATTTCAAAAAGTCTATCTCCAAGAGGAAAATATATCAAATCACCTTCCTTAGGTCTGGTTGATAACTCAATGTCTGGCATGTCTTTTATGAGTGGACTTATATAATTTTCAAATCTTTCTTTTGATAAAGTAATAGTCAATTCATTTAAAGCTTGAATTCCAAATTTTGATAATATTACTGGATTTGCAGAATATCCCTCATAATTTTCTACGTATGCTTCTATAGGATATGAGTCACTAAACTCAGATTCTATAACCTCTCGAATAACAGTGTTTGTTGTTAGATACTTCCTTGGAATATAAAATATTTCAACACCATACATCCTAAGTTGTTCATTAATTAAATCCTGAATCAGACTCTGCTCAGTTTGAGATCCTTGAAGGAAAAATGGATTTAACATTACCCTATTAGATCAAGTGGTGGTAGTTCGTAATTATTTGACATTTTTTCCATCAAAGTATCTATCTCTCTTTGAGCATCATCATATATCTGTCTTCCATTTAATTCTACTCCACCTGGAAGTTTAACACCTTGAAACTTGATTAAATTTTGTCCCCACTGTCTTTTTATTAAAGATGTTAAATAAGGTTTTAAAAATGAATCATTCCAAATTCTTGAATAATCATTTGGATCCAATGTTGAATAACAATCAATAATTAGATATTGATTGCTCTTAACAGTGCTCCAGTCAATATCTAGATACAACCTATCTTGTCTTTTATTGAATCTTATTTGTTTTTGGGTATTAAGTAAAAAATCTAAATCCTCTAAGTATGTTTTAACCATGGCATAACTTAAAAGTTCAGTTGCGCCGAAATAATAAATATCATTTAAAAATAATTGATATTTTATACTAAACATATTATGTGTAATTGTATTTAAACCTTCAAACATAAAAATTTTATTTACACCAATGACATTAGGCGGAACCTGTAGATAATTACTATTTTCCTCATAGGAAAATGTTGTTGCCGTTCCAACTATATTTGCGGTTGCGCTTGTAGTCGCAATACCAACTGCATCAGCATCACCTCCACGAGCTCTACCTCTGTTTATATCATTTTGTGTTACTTTATATTTGTAAAAGGTAGGATATACACCATCAAAATGTCTTTCTTGAAAAAATTGAACTGCATCATCAACTAAATCGTCGATTTGTTCATCTGCGACGTTAATTTCTAAAACTGGATATCCCAGTTTTCTTTTGCAGTAGTCGATTAATTCTTGCCTATTAGACGGTTGTGCCATTATCTTCTACTTTTTAAATATTTATTAATCATATCTCATCAATCCAGAAATAATCTCTTGTTGTTTTAGATATAATTTCATATATGCCTTTGAAATTAACTTAACATCTTCAATATCTTCGATGCAATCAATTTCTATACATGCTTTCGCATATTCAAAATTTTTTGTTAGATTTTCTAATGTGATATCGTCAGGATTCATTTGCTAAATTCCTTAGTAAAAATTTAATTTCATTTAAATCATCTTTTATATTAGCAATATCAACCTCAAGGTTTTGTATTTTTTGATTCTCCTCATTTTTCATATTTTTTCTTGAAATATACTCTTGGTATTCGGACATATTTCGATTGATAATTGAATTTGTTTTTGGATCTCTATAAAGATGAGAATGTCCATCTACTTTTAAATATTCCATATTATGCAAGTGCAATTACTCTAAGATCTCTCATTCTCGGAACATATACTTGATTTGTTGATGTCATGATAAGTTTAACTCTGTAAGATTTAAATGAGGGTAATTCATCTGCAGTAAATGTATATTCTTTGTATTGAATTTCTGAGGCTAAAAATCCAACACTAGTTGATGGTGAAATATATGAATCAGATAATCCATCATTGTCCTCCGGATTAATAATTTGTCCTTTTTGATTTAGATTATTATATCCTGGAAATGGAATATAAATTGGAATAAAGTTTTCTACCTCACTAATAGCATAAAATGCTCTTATATTTGAATAAAGATTTACATGAGCGTTAATCAGAATTTTTATAGAAGTTGCGGGATTTTCTAAAACAATTTCTTTAGACAGATACTGGAAAGAAGTTGGATCCTCTGAAATACTGTTTACTCTATTATCAGTTGTATAATTTGAAATAACATTATTAACCCTATTTGAAGTTAAAATTGTGCTAATTCTCTGAGTATCAAGTACAGGACTTACTTTAGGATTTACAGAATCTAGATTAATTCTAAGATTCATAGATTTATTGCCCGGTAAGGATAGAGCAGCAAGTTTGTTGGTTTCATTAACTTTTGAACAAATTATTCTTGGACTTGACAAATAATTTGCTTTATTTAGAGAAATAATTTCAAATCCAGCGTCAATATAAGGAATTTCGTTTCCACTGATACTAGAACCAGTAACTGTTCTAACTTCTGCATTAATTGAGGTTCCTTGAACTGTTAAGTTATGAACAACAGGTGTTATGAGTTCAAACGGCATGTTCTGAGTTGCTTTAACATTGTATCCACCGGTAGATTTGGTTTGACTTGTATAAAGTTTTGGATAGCTTAATCCGTCTGACCTCCCTATTCCACTAGATCCCATATCTAATTTAATATTGTAAGAGTCAAATGTAATGGGGTTAGATACAGTTACATTTTCTAAGTTATGTGTTTTATTAATTCTTCTTAACGAAACTCCACCAAGTTCATATTTATAGACTGGTGTTCCTGCGGGATAATCTTTAGCAACTGTTCCATCCACAGATCTAGAAATAGTGCCACTAAGAGATCCAGTAGAAGTTGAACTATATGAGATAATTTCATCTCCAATTAAAATATATCCTAAGTTAGTGGTTGCAATTCCTACATTTTCAAATAATCCAAAGTCTGCAGAACTATTAATCAAAATTGGTGATGTAGATGTGGAATCATATGCAGTAGTGAGTTTTGTTGGAATAATATCTGATTGAGCATCGAAAATTGTGACATAATTTTGATTAAAATACATTCCATGATTTTTATGGTTGACAACAATATGAAGTCCATCAGAAACAACATCAATATCAGAAATTTGAACGTTTCCTCCAGATGTGCTATTCAGAGTTGTAGTAACTCCAGAATTATTAATGTATTGAACTGTCTTTCCTACACCAGAGATGATAAAATCTCCCTGAACGTTATCTAATATCAATTGATTGGTGTTTGCAATAGAAACAATAGAAAGTCTAGCATTTAATCCTAGTGAATTAGCACCAATAGTTCCTATACCCAAAACGTCACCAACTGAATAACCAGGCCCAGATTCTGAAATTGTCGCGGCTACAGCTACTCCATTTTGAATAGTGATATTTGCTTTTGCATTTTTACCATTCCCATTTATATTAGTAAGTGGCACTCCGTTGAATTGGAAAGTTCCAGAGGATGGAGTATACCCAATACCAGCGTTAATAATGTTTAGAGTTCCTGTAGCAATTCCGGCATTTCCAACATAATTTCCAGTTGCGCTCGTTCCCTGCTGTAAAACAGTATTTCCAAATGTTAATCCAGAATCTTGTAGTGTTGAACCTAATCCAACTCTGATTTTTCTTGAATTTAAATTCAAAGAATTTGGCATTAAAGTTGGAATTTGATTATTTCCCTCTGAGAGTTCTGGACTATAAAATTCTATAGAACCACTAGGAACAAACTCTGCTCTATACAAAGTAAACTTTAAATCTTCCCATTGACTTGGTTCCCAAGTAGAGGCATTTTGTGATTTAAATAATGATCCTAAGTAAGGTTGATTTGATATAAATGTTTGTGTGAGTAAATCTGTTTCTCCAATTCTGGAAATATAGACACTATACTTTGTAGACAAAGAAGCTAAACATATACTATATTCTGTTCCACCTTCGAGATAAACTGGTGCTTTAAACTGAAAAGTAGTTGGAATCGATCCATCTGCAGAAACTTTGACTTCAGATGGTTCTAAAATAACTTCTGAGAATGGAATTACCCTTTGCGTTGGAGATCCACCCTGCATGGTTCTGAGTTGGAAAGTCACTGGTATATTAAGATCATCTTTAGAACTGAAGAAAACTTCACATTTAGTCAAAAATACTCCAGTTTCATCTTCGACTAAGAATGATTGTGCAAGAGGATCGTACCAAACAATATCTACATTCGTTCTTGATGAAGATGAAATTGCTTGAGTTGAAATGACTTGTGTACCAGTAGTTCTAGATGTAGCTCTCTCCTCAAATTCTTGTTTATTTTCAATTCTAGCATTTCGAACGGAAATAATATTTTCTTGCACTGTTTCTAAAGTTCCACTAGATATGAATCCCTCTTCAGCAATTGTTGTTGCATTATTTTGATCATTAACTGCACTATTTGTTAAAGTAAATACTTTATTTCCTGTTTCAAAACTTGGATTATTGGAAAAATTAGGATTTGGAATATAAAAACTTCCAATTAAAGTTGCAGAAATATCAGAAATTAATCTGACATCAGAAATAGTAGCTTGAGCACCACTCGTTTGTCCAACAAGAATCATATCAGGTTCAACCAAACCAGAAAATCCACCCTCAGGTTGATTTGATAAGGAAAAAGTATCAATGTTTAACACTGAAGAAGTTGAAGAATATGTTGCAGGTAAAGTTTGAGTATTATATGGATTGGTTAAGAATATATTTGATGGACTATTGTACTCACCCTCTTTGTGATTAGATTGTGCTACCCTAAATGTAATTTTCGAATCTCTATTTGTAAAATCCGGAACTAAAAGTCCAGTAGGTCTAGGTCTTCCAATCACAGTTTCGCCAACTTGAAAAACTCCAGACAACATACTAATTTCAAGAAGTTTTGGAACACAGTACCTGGTTACATTTACTCCATCAAAGAATGCGTATAGTTGAGTTGATGGTTTTACTTTTTTAGCAATAAATTGAATGTTTCTTGATCTCATAAATGAAATCAAATTTCTACTTACCACTCTATCTCCAACAGAAGTATTATCAAACTGTTCGGTAACTATTGTTCTAGTTCCATTTCTTGTTTGTACTCCAGTGTCTCTAACTTCTCTTAAAGTATCTTTAAATACAGTTGTCGTTTCTTCAGTAATCCATTCACCACCAGTTAAATTGCCATTACCACGTAGTCCTGTTCGTCCCCAACGTCCACCACTATTTGTAATTTCTGTTCTTTCTCTTGTACCTTCAACTACTTCCTGTCCTGTCCAACTTGTTTCCCAAGCATTCCAAATTGTTGGAGATAGTCCTGTTTGGGGATCTACATTAAGTGTTCTAGAGGCCAAAGCAAGAGTTTCTGCAAAGTTACCTTCTGTATTGATAATTTTAGATTCTAATCTTACGGTATCTACCCAAGTATCAGATGCTGGAGTGAGCTCTATAGAACCTTGCCAAAAACTTACTAAAAATGGAGTTACACTTTCAGATCTCGTAGCGAATGTTTGTTTTAACCACTCAATTTCAGAATAGTTAAGAGTAACAATATCTCCTGTTTTTTTAATATTAGAACCCTCAGGTGCAGCAAAAGCTAAATCTCTATTTGGATTTACATTTGTAACTGGACCTTGTATTAAGTCAATTGAATCAGTATAATGTTGAGGTCTTAATTCTTTATTCGTTATATCAATACTATTTTTAAATGGAACTGAATTTTCTTGAGCAAGAAGAGATGTGAAATTATCTACGAAAAATCCAGACTTAAATCTATTAAGTCCTGTCGAGTCTGGAACAAAAAAGTTTGATGTATTAATTTCTAATAAAGAAAGTGCAGTGTAATATTCAAGAGTTTTTATTCTAGTTTCAAGTTGTTTAATATCGACCATTCTATATCTCTTATGCTCTAAGAAAGTCAATGAAGCTTGAGAAATGCTATAGAGATATGGTGGAAGTGAAATAGATGCAACTTCTAAAGCATCATCGACAGATACTGGTTTTTCTGGTTTTTCTGATGGCGTTCCATATTTGATTTGAAATTTTCCATCCTTTGTCAAATAAATTCTATCAATTCTTCCAAGATAGAATGAAAAATTTGTTACAATTGATTCATTTGAAGCTAGAATATTTGCTGCGGAGTTTCCAGAAGCAGTAAATGTTCTTCCATGAAATTCTAATGGAGATCTTGAGTTTGTAGAGGAAACTGTATAAGTAGAAACTCTAGGTCTTATGTCAATAATATCCGCATTCCTAATAGAATTAACCGTTTGAATTTCTCTTATATAATCAAATTCTCTATATGAATTTATTGTTGTAACATCGCCATCATCTGAAGATTGATAATAACCATTTGAAAAATAAATTACTATCTTTCTACTTGGTTCTTTTGAGTCTGATTTTCTCGTGATAAAACCATAGTCATAAAAAGATTCATTTTGCCCATTATCATACGTATAGTTGAAGGAAATATTGAAACTTGGAGTGTTTAAGGTTGTAACAATTGCTTGAATATTTGACTCTTCAAATACTATGACTTCACCCTCCTTAAAATTAATATTATTTTTTATAATGAATGATATTTGCGAATCTGATAATCTCTCTGCACAAATAGCACTTGCACCACTGGTTTGTCCCGTGAATATTTCTCCAATAATGATATCTGAGGTTTTTCCTGTAGATCCAGTAATTGATGAAAGAACAACTGTTGGAGCTGATGGAGTTGATGTATTTGGAGATTCATAGACTGCATGAATTTGAATAATATCTGGAACGTTTAATGAGATATTTTCATCTTGCACTCTAGTCCCATATGGATATGTTCCATAAGTTAATCCATCATTCAGAGTTGTTGATCCAATGCCTGAAGATGCATACTTTGATTTATCAATTATTAAACTATTAACTCTATTTTTGATTTTTATTTTTGCTTTTGGTTTAATTTTTCTTAAAGTAGCAATAAGTTGAGCATTGGTATCATCCGCTCCTAAATTATAAATTT